TGTCATTTTAGCCATCTCCATCTTAGAGCATATTTGTATCAGACCATTGCCATTTGGTCTAGTAGGGATTCGGCACACCTCAGATCGCAATTTCTGTATGTTCTCAACGCCATCGGTGTCGATTGATATCATATGGTCCGGGTCGATGTACTCGCCACGCTCTGCTGCTTTCCATGAATTAAACATACGATCTGCCAGCGTTTTATAATATTGCGCCCGATTGTTCTTGAATGTGTCTCCGTATGTCTTCGGTTGTCTCATGTCTTCAGCGCTGCGATTGTCTGACGAATGATCCTTCTCTCCGATTGGGGTGTAGACTTCCTTTGCCCTGTCTTGACCAGAACCAGACAATGACCCACGGAACATGTGATACCGAAGCCGCGAGCCGTCCAGCCTATTGCGTATCTGCCCCTTCAGCCCTGTCCCCATTCCGTCACCGTCCCAAATGAACCAATCGGCATGCAGCCTTAGAGCCTCATCAATACCCCAGTCACACACCTCATCGATCTCGCCTTCAGTCTTTTCTTTCACGCACTCAATGATTGAACCATGGCGAAGAACCAGACCAGCAGCATCCCCGCCATCGTCAAATGGATCAAGCGCCACGTAACGTCCACCAGTCGGGACGAACGAGCCTGCAAAGCGATCCTGTTTGTGAAGATCAAGGCAAGCATCAAACCATTCAGGCTTAATAATAGAATTATCAACGGTGTCATTGAACTTGCCTTCCCAAATCCAATCGTATTCTGCGCGTGGCCTGTTGTCATAATCCCATTGCCGAAGTATTTCCTGTTCTGCATTCCACCAAGGGTTATCTCGCCAGTTTACCACGACAATCAGATGTAAATCATCCTCGTAATATCCATCACGCTCCAACTCTGTCATGTATGGTACGATAAACCGCTGACTGAATGCGTCGGCACTAGACTGGGGGTTGCCTGCGAACCAACACTCAGCGCCCGGATTCCTGATAATGGTCGGCAGTAGCTTATCCAAGCTATCCTTCGATGCCCTGTGTGCCTCTTCAAAAAAGCTACGCAGATAGTTCTGGGCTGACTGCATACTGTCTGGGTTTCTGTTTGCGCCCTTGTACGTGGTTTTAGCCCCGTTAGGCGATATCACTGTGTTGGCTTGCACTTCCCAACCATCTAGGTTAAGGCGCTCTTCTATGCTGCTCTTAAACACCCTGTGAACACTATCAGCGACACTGTCTTGGAACTCTCGCAGGCAATAGATGTCATAACCCTTGGTATCCATCAGGAACGTCAGCATGTCCACGATGCCAATGGACTTGCCAGAACCACGACCACCAATTGCTACTTTGATTGGTTTAGGCGTAGTTAGAAACCGCTCAAGCTTTCTGTTCACCTTCAGGTGTGGCATTGATAAATTCTACTGTCCATTTGTTTTCTATTGGCGCACCGTTGCGGCCTGCGTGCTCGTGTCTGTTCACGTCGAGGCCGTGGAGCTTTGCGATAGCCATTGTCGCTGTTACGGCAGGGCTAGGCTGCTCCAAATGTCTAGCCATCTCCCGATCCTTAATCAAGTCTGCCGTTAGCTGCTCTACAGTGATGGCGCATCTCTCTGCGTGCTTTTCTTCACCCTTTGCCACTGCCTGCTTTACCTTAGCATTCCTTAACAGCCTAGATGCCGTTACTTCTGCTGTCTTTTGTGAATACCCGGCACGAATAGCAGCTTGCGTCCCATTGCGGTCTATTAGGTATTCCCTGACAAACGCCGCCTGCTTTAGTGTTAATTCGTCGATCATCGCTGGATTATATCCTGTTCAACGTGGCGTGTCTGCTTGCTTGGCTTGGGTGGCAGATTGCACAAGGCAACCGACACCGGGTCTATTGCCCAAAGTTTCTTTGCCTCTGCTCGTGCCGCATCAACGTGTTCTTTTTCAAACCATCGAGCCACATGAGTGGACAGAGACTTAACGCTGCCGATGTATGCTTGTATTGTCCACACGTCCTGACCTTTGCTCTTGCCGCTCTCTGCGACCGACCGCGTCTCGATCACATACTGCTGGCTGTCGTAGTCTCTCACACGGAGATTGTCCGTTATTTTGTAAATGTCACTCATCACCCAATGACTTCCTTAATCCGTCTGCCAGTTCCTCGATCAGCAATGCTATCTGGCTGTCAGGTTCTTTCTTGTGTGTTGAGATATTACCACCAACAGGGCGTCCTTGTAAATCTGTGTCGATCTGGATGAACATCGTGCCAAATTGAGTTTTAATTTTGCTGATGGTTGTCTGTGATCTGCCTTCGTTCATAATTCAAATTTATCCTGTATAGGTTTTGCGGGAGGCTCTACGAACATATCCGGCTGTGCGTATGCCTTTTCGATACGCTCACAGGCGATGTCGAAGTATTTAGGCTCAAGTTCAATGCCGATGAATTTCCGGCCCATCTTGGCGCAAGCAACGCCTGTGGTGCCACTTCCCATGAATGGGTCTAGGATGGTTTGGTGGTCGGGCGGCAACTTTTCAATGCACCATTTTATGAGCGCTAATGGCTTTTGCGTCGGGTGCTGTTTTGCAAGACCATTCGGGCTAAGATCAAACATCCTAGATGCTTCGCGCCACCCACTACACCAAGCAATTTCGCAATCATTAAAGTGCATATTCCGAATGCCTTTATTCCAGACAAGCATCTGTTTTGAGCGCGGGAGAAGGTCAGAAAAATAGTTTGCGCCCCATATGATTTGATGCCTACCCGCTGCTCTTAGCGCCTCAATCTGTTGCTGTGTAACGCCTTTATCCCATTGCTGAGTCACATCCGAATCAAATGGGCGCGATGCATTCGTGCCGCGATTATTCCAATCCCCAAGCCCATAAGGCGGATCAGTAACCACCGCGTCCACCTTCCCAAGCGTCGGCATGATTTCCAGACAATCGCCCTCGTACAGAACGCAATCGCCTATCTCAACGCGGCGGGTCCAAGGGTCAGTCATGAGCACGCTCCACGATACTGCTTGTTTGCCCTACGCTGATATACCAACACGTCGTTGAAATCATCACCAGTGCTGCCGGGAAACTGAAGGTCCACTAAGATGCCATGCAGCGACAGTTTATGTGCCAGAGCGTAAGCAGCCTTATGGCCTGCGAAGTTCTCATCACTGTCAACAAAGATGGTTACGGCCTTCACACCCTCTGGTGCTTCCCACCGTTCCATAAGGCTCGTGTTAACAACCGACCACACTGGCAGATCGAACAGGTTACAGGCAGACATGGCAGTCTCGACACCCTCGGCAATACCAACATGTTCTGGCACATCACCATCGCTCAGTCGGATGCAGGCACCCTTTGGTAATGTCCCCGGCATCATCTTGCGTGGGCTTTCCATTAAAGCCTTACCTTTACCATCGTCAGCGAGGAACGTGCGATGCATCGAACACGGCTTACCATTAACATCAACCACCATCGCGACAAGGCACGGCTTTAAGCCACCCTGTCCATCAGGTAACTTATCGGCATACCGAAGAGAAGACGGGTATGTGTGTTCCCAAATGCCGCGGTATTGAAGATACACGTCGCCAAGGTCGCCTGTCTCAAGTTGCTTGGTTTCGGCATACACCTTACGTAATGCCAAACGCCTATCATCGTCGGACATCTCACCAGTGACGTGCTGTGCGCTGTCGGGTTTTAGATTGCCGATGATGCTATCGATCTTGCTGGCGACGTCCTTAAACTCCATACCTGTGAATTGCTTTGCCAACTCCATGCCATCGCCTGCGCCACAGGCAGAACAAATCCATGAGCCACTGCCCATTTTATTATCGAAGCGAAACCGATCCTTGCCGCCGCACATTGGACAAGGCCCATGCCTGTTGACCAGTGACTTCTCAGGCAGGCCAAGCGCCATCAAGACGCCTCGCCACTTTCCCTTCGCCGCCTCAATCGTTTTCTGATGATACATTACACCAACTCCAATTCTTCAATCTGCCCGATTGCGCGGTCAAGTTCTTCAAGCCACCACTGCTTATCAGCATGGCTGAAATGACAAATATAAACACTATCGATTGATGTGCTTTCATGCGCCCACCAAAAATAACCTGAACCCTTTACAAGTTCCAGATTGTGCTTGGCTGCAATCTTATTTAATAATTTTAAGTTGAACATCTTCCCTCCCCCCGGCAGGGCGCTTATTGCGCCGCTGCCATTTCTTGTTTGGTTTGGTGGATGGTTTCATGCCAAGTCATCAGTGCTACTTTAGCTACTACGAAGCAGAGTGATTTGCGGGTTGGCAAACCGTTGTCTGCGAGAGCCTCTTGAGCGTGACGGGCTATAACGCCAATTTTGCTTTGGCTGTGCAAAGGCCCGACTTCAAAAAGGCTTTGCATCTCATCTGCGACTTCTGCGATTTTTTGGTCTGTAACGAACATGTGATTAACTCCCGTTTGCGTTGTTGATGATGCATAGTAGCGCGGTACATTTATGGATGCAAGTTTTATTTTAACTTTTTTTGCATACGCTTTGCATAGGCTATTCTACGGCTCTTCTCATAATTCATGAACGCCTGATCTGGTACAATTTCTGGCCCGTCTACACTCTTAGGCCACACACCAAAGCGAGACCGATACAACGCCTTGGCGAGCTTGCCACCTTTACGGCGCTCTCGATCTAGGCGACGGGCCATCCCCCAAAACCTACGCTTGTCCTCAATCGTCCACTTGTCCTTCTTCCCGCCGATCTGCTGAAGCTCACCGTTTTCAACATCGACATCTGCGACAGGCTTCTTCTCGTGTCCACAGGATGGGCATATAACGCCCGTGAACAGCACACCGCACTGGCTGCACGGCTTCGGTAGCTTTTCGCTGACGGTCTTCTTCTGGCGCTCTCCTCTGGGCGTGATGTCCAGTTCTGTGTGAGAGATATCCGTAACCAATCCAAGGCGAAGGCTGTTGCTGGCATGATCGAGGATGATCAAATCCTCAGTGCCGGGGTTAACTCTCAAACCTCGACCTATCTTCTGGACGTGTAGCATCTCGCTCATGGTCGGTGCCGCATCGATGATACAGCCAACAGGCCAATCGACGCCCGTCGTAATCTTGCGTACAGAGCAGACGATTTTTATCTCGCCGCTTCTGAATCGCTCCTCGATCAACTTCATCTCAGCACTGTCTGTGTAGGCATCACAGTACGCAGCCGCTATCCCATGGGCCTCGAACGCTGACCACATCTCGTTCGCGTGTGCGCGGTTCACACCGAAGCACAGGGTCGGTCTGTTCTCACCCTTTGCCAGCCAAGTCGAGACCACATCACCAACCAGCTTCTTTTCCTTCATGATCTCTTCAAGCTGACCCTCGTGGAAGTCACCAGCAACTTTCTTGACCTTGCTCAAGTCGGGGACGCTTGGCGCGTATGCGCGAAACTCAGACAGGAACCCCTGACCGATTAGGTCGTGAATCGTGACCGGGATGATTAAATTCTGCCAGCGCAGTCCCATGCCTTTAGCCCACGGGGTCGCACTCAGGCCGACAAAGAAAACATCAGGTCGCTCGTCCATCAGGTCTTCGATGACCTTAAACCCCAGATGGCACTCGTCCACGATGATCATCGATGCCTCTGGTATTTCACGATTAGCCAATGTCTGCACAGATGCGATCTGGACCTTTGCCATGGGATTGGTCCGAGGGTGCTTTGCCTGCATGGCCCCGATGTCGAAGATGTTTTCATCCTCGAAAGCCCTGATGGTCTGGTCAATCAGAACAATCGCGGGTGCTGTGAAAATTAGTTGGTTACCCTTCGCTACGGCCGCTGCTGCGATAGTGGATGCTATCACGGTTTTACCCGCACCTGTCGGCAACTGGATCACAGTGCGTTTATAGCCTGATCCAAATGATTGACGTAATAAGTTAATCGCTTCCACTTGGTAACGTCTTAAAACTTTCTGATGCTTGGTTAAGGCGTTCATGAGTGATCACCATTAGAAAATAGTTTTACCACCTTGGTAGAGTTCTGGTTAAGGCGGTGTTCTGCGTTACTTATACAGGGGTTAATTTCTAACCCGATCTGAGGGTTAATTTGGTGTATCATTTTGTGGGTAGCTGAAAGATAGTTTTTGACTTTTGAAAAGGATTGGAACACCGGAATTAAGTCAGCATCGATATGCTTGAGAGGTTCAATTCCACAAACCCGCATCAGCGCCATAACGTCCATTGAATAGCGCGTGGCCCTCTTGCCAGATCGTGATGCATGACCGACCGAGATTATAGCCCCGCCATCACGCAACAACCGCAAGCAATGCTGTGCGGTTATCTTTGAGCAGCCAACTTTCTTGCAGATCAGATTTTTGCTTGGATGAATATAACCCTTTGGCCCGTTGTAATGACGGAACCATAAGTTCAGCAAATAGGTTGTGATGTCTTTTTGCTTACTGGTCAGGGTGTCGGAATTTTTAACGACGCCGCGAATGTAGCGACGTGCGGAATAGTTGAGCGTATCTTTAAAATTTGTCTGTGGCATTTTTTCCTCTGGCTCTACTCTCTGGCTCACCCACGCACAGGGCTGTTAAAAAAGGCGACGGGCTAGAGCCAGAGGAGAAAGCCGACATCGAGGATCAGTCGATGCTTTTTTCGCCGCCAGAAAGACATATCAAAATTTTCTGTTGCGTTCAAACATTCTTTTAGCAACACTACAACATCGGGCATCACACTCGATTTCTACCTTTCGAAGAGAACCTCCCTAACCTTCCCCCGGCTTTAGTGCCGGGGGTTTTTATATTTCCTCAATAATAGTCCCACGATAGAGAGCCTCGACCAGTTTTTTCTTCAGTCGATACACAGGCGTCCTCACCCCTTTGACATCCTCGACGACAGTTTTCTGCTTCTCCAGATCGATATATCTAAAGTCGGCCTTGTAGTGGGCAACATATGTGCCGTCGATTGTGATGTCGAATCGGGGCTGTAACTCTAGGTTGGAGATCACACCACCACGCTCCAGCAACTTTAACTCTCGATACCTCTTGCCCTCCTTTAGACTATCAAACGTGATGCCGTTGATCGTGATCTTCTTATTGCCGTACTTCCTTCTTCGCATCGAGAAGCTCCTCGACAGTAAATGTGGTGCCGACCCGCTTTGCTGCTTTCACAAAGTCTTTGATCCGCTTGTCTGGAATGCCACGCCGCTTCCACTTGGAAACGTATTGTGGGATGACGCCGAGCAACGCCGCAACCGCCAACGTTGACCCGACCTTCTCGATGGCTTTGCCATGAGGGTGCCAAGGTTCATTTTTCATGTGACCGATATAGTCATAGAAATAAAATACATTCAAGGTACATTTTTTGTTTGACCATACCTTTAGCCTTTGGTACATTACGTCATCAACAACGCAAACGGAGTT